TAAGAAAAATACACATTACTTTCTTTAAAGTCTCCACAGAATTATCAATATTTAATACTTTAGACCCTGTTATTTGTATCTAGCCTGCACAAGCTAGAATATTAAAGCCCGTATAATTGTATATGTTTTAGTTAAATACTTTCTTTAAAGACTTAATAATATAATATATTCATGCTTGTTTAAAACTATAGAGGTCTATAGATTAACCACGCTTTTTCGTTCAGAAGTTACAAGCACTCTCAAACACCCATTCTGATCGGTTTTAACGCACTTTATTTTATACTTTATTTTAATTAAAATTATCTCCTACAATTTAATATTAATTAAATATAGAGGTCTATATTGTGTGAAATATATAGAGGTCTATATATTTTATTTTGTGTTTAAATATTTATTACATTTAAGCATGAATATTTCTGCTACGGTTTTTAAAGCGAGGTCGAAGTCTTGTGCCATATTAAATAATACTAATACATTATTAAGGCTTTCTAATTTTCTTTTTGTTCTTAAACTAAAGGCGGTTTTCTTTTCGTCGGCTTCTATTTTATCCAAGTCGTTTTGAATACTGGCGCCGATATTAGCCAAGACTTTAGTAGCTTCTTCTTTAGCTAGGGCTTCGACTTCTGCGGTAGAGGCGTTGTCTATTTTAATAAACTTAACTGTACAGATTGAATTATATTTAGCTTTTAATTGTTGGACTTCTATGTCTATGTCTTTTTTAGTGGCGTAGTTAATTAAATAAACAGATCCGTCTAGCCTTAAACCATAGCGGGCTATTCTATTTAATACTGCCTGATACATTTTCGTATCTGAGGCCGGTATATAATAAAAGAACATTCCATAAGCTGTCATAATTATTTCCTTTCTTTAATGCTTATTATTTTTTCTTTAACGTCTTCACTATAAGTCTCTCGTATTTCATATTGAGAATCGGCTGAATAACTTTTTTTAAATATGGCTTTAGCTTCTTTAAGCGAATGGGCGTTTAGCCTGTACCAAACTCTTGAAGTTTGTGCGTCTCAATTTAATATTCTTTAGGCGGTGTTAAAGCGTTGAATACTTTTCGGTTTAATTCTTTATTTATTTTCTTCATGTGTATAAACTCCTTTCTAAATATATAGAGGTCTATATATTATTTTGAGTATAGAGGTCTATATTCTTTCGTATAGCTTTTACAAGCAGGTCTTCTACTAATGACAGACAGTTGTTAGTATGAGTTTCTACAGACGGATGAGAGGCGTATTTGTATCTAACTCTATACATACCGTTAGATAATATTTCTATAATAACCCCTAGCGGCTCGGTGTTTGAAGAACATTGTACCTTATCATTTACTTGAAACATATAGACCTCTATACTTTTCTACTGTTAATATTATCTTTAATAGCGGCGGTTAATATGTCGCTTTTATTACTAGCTACGAATTGTTTTATTTCTTCTCTGATGGCGGCGTCGAGGGCGGTGAAGGGGGCTTCGTAATCCGTGTATTTTAATTCCTCACATAGTTCTTTAAAGGCTTTATTAGACAGGCGTTCGCCTTCGCTTAAGAAGTCGTCTAGGAAAGCTTTAATATCCTCTTCGTTATACACTAAATGGAATTCATAAACTACCTTTGGTTTCTTCATGTTGTTCTCCTTTCTTTATGTTGTCTTTAATTGCGCGGACTAATATATTATCACAGTCCTCGCAGAATGGTTTATCGTCTGTGTATATTATATTACAGTCGTCGAAGGTCTTTAAGCAATGAGCGCAGTCTGCGGTTGAACAGCAATCACAGTCTAAACAATAAGGGTCTGTGCAGGTTTTTTCTTGAGGTTTCCGGTCTGTGCGTTTAGTTGTCTTATGACTGTGTTCAAAGTCGCCTTTACGGGAACAGCGGTCACAGCCTTGATAATACTTTTTGTTTTCGTCTGTAAGTTCAATACAAGTTACACAAAAGTCAGCCTGTGTTAGCGGTTTACTCATTGGTTACCTCCTTCTGTTAAATTATATTCATATTCTATTGTTACTGTGTTAAGACCTGTTATTTTAAGCAGGCCTTTTTTATAATACATTTTATTCTCGAACTCTATTTCAGTTACTGTGTCTGAGAAGAAACTAGTCAAGCCTTCTGTTCTTATTGGCGTCCCTGATAGCTGACCGGTTAGTTTTTCTACACGTGGAGAAAATAAGCCTCCGTCATTACTATAATATAAATAAGACCTATACTCTTGGGTATTAAATGTCATTACAGCTTCTGCGCCTTTTGGATTGGGCAGTATATTAATTACTGTGTTGTTTATAATATTAGTTAGTAACTCTTCGGCTTGCTTTAATAAGCTGTCATATAATTCATTAGAATATAGAAGTCTATATCTATTATTAAGCGTCAGCGGGAATTCAGTAAGGGCGTTCAGTATTAAATTAATATGTGAATATTGTGTAGTGAAGTACATTATTGAGCCTGTAAAGTAAGAATTTATGTCTATGCTTTTATTACCGACAGGGACACTACCGCGTTCTTTATATTTTTTTTGGTTCATTAATTTACGAAAGCACTTCTCATAAGACCTACTCTTATGAACTCTCTTACACATAATACATTTAATTCTAGGGAATGTATTAGGTGCTATTGCTAACATGGTTTCTAAGTTTTCTAAAGACATGTTGCCTCCTTTCTTAATGGTATAGACGTCTATACTTCATAAGGTACGTCTATACCGAACGGAACTTCTTTAACTTCTCGTGCAGGATAGACTCTATACTTATCATATTTATTTCTAGCACGAGCATTATAATGTTTATTAATAGCTATGCACGACGTATTAGAACTTTCTGTACTTGGTATTAACCACATTTTTTCAAGCCGTTTGTTTGTATTTAATCCGACCAATACAAAATAATCTACTATGTTTTTTCCTCGTAAAGAAAATCTCCAGAATAAATATGGGCGGTTAAAAGAATGCGGGAGACGTGTTCTAACTTCAACTTTTTTATTTCCAAGTCTGCCGTCATAAGCATAATCCTCCTCTAAAAGAGTTAGCCCTTTTATGTATTTACAAGCGAGACGTTCGCCTATAGTGGCTATTTCTATGTTACCTTTAGCGCTATAAAGACACCGCGTGTGTTTTTTTATATAACTGTTGCCATATTTTCAAACAGTTTCTTTTTCATGGCGGCGCCGTTTTAAATAGTTACGCCATTTCTTCGTAAGCATAATTTAATGCCTTGGTGTGTGCGGTTTAGTTGTTTTGCTATGTAATGAGTTGCGTGGCAATTCTTATACATGGTTATTATTTTTTCTCCTTCTTCTATAGATATTTTTTTATGTGTCATAGTTTACTCCTATTCCAAAAGGAAGTGTATCTGTATCCGTGTCCCCCCACACCACCCATAAAGTTGGATAATCCGGTTCTTCTTCAGGCATAGTTCCATAAGTATCAGTAAAGAATACCAAGACGCTTGGCTTCTCGCCTTCTTCTAACGCTTTGAATATCGGTCTGAAGTCTGTACCGCCGCCGCCTCCAATCCTGAAGTCAGCAACGTCAAACTCTCTGGCGTTATATACTTGGTCTGAATGGACTTCGGCGTCACATACTATCAGCCTTATTTTACTTATGTTTCTGGCTTGGACTATGCTTAATGTTTCAGCTACGGCTTTGTTTAGTTCTTCGCCTGATATAGACCCCGAAGAGTCTATAGCTATTGCAATAGAAGCCTTTGGTATGCACAAGTCTTCGAAGTATAACTCCTGATCTATAAACCTCCTATCAAATTTATTGTCGTCATAGTCGTCTTGCACGGCTTCTTGAATAAACTTCTCAAGTATCTGTTCCCAATTTAGTTTAGGAGACAGTAAGTCTTGAAGCATTCTTTCTAAGTCTTCAGGCAAGTCGCCTTTACTTCTTGCGGCTTGGGCGGCTTGAGCTACCTTCTGCTTGAGTTGACCCATAGCTTTCTTAACTTGAGCGGCGGTCATAGGCTTACCGTTGCCGTCAACATTCTTCACGCCACTACAGCCGTTCCCGTCTTTTCCATTACCATTCTTGGGTTGCTGTTTGGCGTCCTTTATAAGCTGGGCGTAAATATACTCTGCATTCTGCCCGTCCCATTGCGGGAACAAGACCCAGCCTTCTGGAATAAAGTTGCCAAGCCTCTTGAGTTTGTTATTAATTTCGCTGTCGCAATTATGGACAACAGCATTCGAGACGAGGTATGAATGGTCTGTGGTTGTAATATTATAAACTGTGCCTGCGTACGGGTATTTAGTTATGTTAATTATTGGAGTTATTATATAGTTATCTAATTTTCGCCATCTATTTTGATACGACTTAATAGTTTTACCCATTAAATTCCTTTCTGTTATTTTAGGCGTACCCCAATCCACAGAATATAATATTTGTGGCGGTAATATAGCGGCTTTTAATTTTCTTTCTTTCCTGTGTTCAACTCTTAATTGTGCGAACTCCCCCAATCTTGCTATGAGAAGCTGCATTTGCATTGCTAAGATTTTACTTGACGTGCCGTAAATTAACCGTCCATTATGATCTACTGAACCGTCTCCAGCTATCATGCCATCTAAAACAGCTTTAATAATAGTTAAATCTGAATGTTCAAGTATCCAGTCAGGCAACTTTTTATTTTTTGAGCCGCATCCGAACCAATCTGAAAAGGCAAACCCTAATACCGTAGAGGGTATACAAACTTTGGCAGTATTATCTTTGAAATAAACTTTAGCAGAGTAGCCTAAACTTCTGCCCCATTTTAGCACAGTACTAATTAAATATGTTTCGTTTTTATTTAAAGAGAATTGAAGTCCGCCAGCTTTATTAGACATACGACTACCTTCGGCTACATATAAGCCTATTATTTGTGCTGTCTCTTTTGTTACTTCTAAAGTATGCAGTTTAGTGTGGTGAGGTATTTGACCTTTCCAATTTGGATGTGTTAACCGTTTCGCATATGCGGTCAAGTCTAATTGTGTTATATTATTTGTCCCTTGCATTATAGGTACGCACATATACATTGACTTTTCTTGCAGGTCTTTTGCAGGAATCCATTCTGGTGGTAAATATTGGCGTCCTTTAGATGTTACTTTTAACCGGCTAATTAAGATAGGGTGTTCTGGTGTAACTTCAACCGGTAACAATCCGCAACCTTTAATTGATAGCATATCTCCTTTGAAAACATTTTGGATCGGAGATACGACTTTTTCCGACGTTGTTTTGCCGAAAACATTATCACCTGCTTTAAGGTTAGCTATAGGTTTGTAGTCTCCTGCGATAATAGTGTCGCCTTTAACACAGGCTATATTAAACAACATATGGTCTCGTTCACGCCTTCGTCCCGCATGGTTAGCTATCAAGTGGTAAAGCTCATGCAGAATAGCAGACCTTATGCCTCTTAATTCCAAGCTACATACAAAGCTTGGATTATAACCAATTAGGCAGGCAGGACTGGCATACATAGTAGGCTGAGACCAATCTACTTTACGCCTTGTATTTAAAAACAAGGCGGCAAAGAACGGCATGGAGGATATCAGAGTAGCCCCTACTCTTTGTATAAGCGTAGCGGCTTTCTGTTCCATAATAATCCTGTCTTTCTCAGACAAGACTTTACCTTCTTCATTCTTTATTTCCATTAGTCGCCTCCTATTTAACTTTATTAATATCGGCAAGAGTCTGTACAAAGTCCTTGCCATAAGCTTTAACAAACTGAGTAAACTCTTTGGTGGTAATTATTTCTTCGTACTTATTCTTGAGTACTTCGTTTGATACCAGTTCATACGTAACCATAGTCGCAAACATTTCGTCTAGGTTTTTAGTTGCCCAGACGAAAGCTTTCAGGGCATTCTCATAAGGTTTACTTGACCTTAAGATATAAGTGTAAAGGCTTGTAGACAAGGCATAGTTAACCGACTCTTTTATTTCCGGATCCAATTTACGTTCCTTCCAGTCATTAACTTTGCCTGCTAATATGTCTTCCATTTTCGGCAATTGAGTATGAAGCTGTGAGTACGATACAAACTCACTGCCAACACCGTCTGAAACAAAGCCGCCTATTAACGGCGCATACCCGCTGATATTAGATTCGCCTACCGAATTAACCACGTCAGACACAAATTTCCATGAGTTACCGCACCATATTGCTTGCCCGTCTCTGCGGACTAACAACGTGTGGTTTGGTACTTCGACGCAATATACCATTCCTGTATATTTTCGTTTCTGTATATGGTGAGGCTGAACAATAGGGCGCAAGTAGCGTTTTGTGAGAATAGCTACCGTCCAAACACCAGAGTCTTTGAATTTGGTTTTACCGTCTGCATAAGACGGACGGAAACTTAGGTTCGCTGAATACCCTAAGCGCATAGCAATTTCTTGTATGTCGTTTGCTAATTGCATAGATCCTACAGCAACAATGGTTTCTCCGTTTGTTGTCCATCCGTCACCTTTAATGAAAGTCTCTAATAGATACGCCAATAGTCTGGGTGAATAAGTTAAGAAGTCTCGAACCATTTTCTTATCCCAGCCAGTTTTACTTGGTTCTAATAGCGTATACAATTCTTTTGAATTGAATGTTACTTGGCTGTGTTTATCGCTGTTGTTAGGTTTGAATCCCATTTCCGAAATAATATCTGCTATTTCTTTTCTGTTTGTTGCCGATACTTGCCGGATTCTAATAGAATAGGAACCTCTTTTTGCCAGAAGTTTATTTAAGTTTCCTTCGGAATAGAACCAACCTAAGAATTTAAAGAACGGTATAGCAGGTAGCTGAATTGTTTGGCCTTTATTTTTTGGAGTCGAGCCAATTAATTCTATATACTCTGTATCTTTACCAGTCCAGATTGCGTCTTTTCTGAATCTGAATGACTTAGACCCAGAGTTTTTAATGATATCATAGATAGACTCCGCTGTTTGAAAAGCCCATTCTTCTGTTTCCCATTTTGTTCCTTTAACATTATTGTGGTCGAGATGACCACGACCGGCTAAAGAATGGGAAAGACCTTTGGCTTGGAAGGCGGGCTGAATTAGCTTGCTTATGCCTTTATGATAGGCTTTTTTCGCAAACATATTATGGTTAGGCGTTACTAACAAATTATATTGTGCGCCCCAAAACTCTATCATGTCACCTTCATAAGGTGCTGTGAAATACTTTGTAGGAGTTACAAATTCTACAACACCGTCTTTATTTAACGAAGCTACTTTGTCTGTTGGTTTTAAATCTCTAAACAATACAAAGCCACGTTCTGTCATAACTTCTGTTGCTGAGTCGTAACAGCGTGGGTTTGGGAAGGCGTCCGTATATTGTTTCCAATTTGCGTCATATAAGTAGTGTTGGAATTGTTTCAGGAACGACATGACTATAGGGTGAATGTTATTCTTAATTGCCCAAGTCATGAAGCTATCCAAATCCGCCCGTACTTTGATAGTGCCGAACCTGCCCCTCAATGCTTTAGGCATTTCGTTCACTACAGATTTATCCGTGAGTCTATTACCCGCGCCACACGGATAAGTATTATCAGGCAGAGCATATTCACCTACCCGCCTGTCATGAATTAATTGGTAGCAAGCAGACTGAACTGGGGTTGGGGCTGAATTTAATTCGTCTAAGAATAGAATTCGTTTCTTATTGTCTCGAGGCAGGAATATAGGCGGATACCATGTAGTAGCTTTAAGATCACGGTCTACTACAGGAACGCCTCTTATTTCCTGTGGAGACAACATAGACGCCCTAACGTCTATTAGTTCCATGCTTAATTCTTTAGCGGTAGTTCGGACACCTTCAGACTTTCCGATACCAATACCGCCTTGAATAAAGACAGGGCGGTTAGCGGCAATCGCCCCTTTTAGTTGAACGACAAGTTCAGTAATAGAAATGCCGTCGTCGATAACGGTCTTGTTAGTTCCCTCTTCTAGACTCATAAGGTAACCTCCAATTAAAAAAAATTAAACCGCTATAGACCTCTATATAATATTATACAATATAGAGTTCTATATATTAAACTTTATTTACTTTGTTACTGGAAAGATCATGGTCTTTTTTACATTTCGTATTACCGCAAGCACAATAGTTTCGTTTCATATTAAGCTTCCTGTGTTTCTAAGTTCTCGAGTATTGCATTCTCGAAAGCACTTCTGCCGCTTTTTATTATGCGATCGGCGCAACTGAATATACGCCTTGCAGAAGTTTCTTTAATCTCATTGCTTCCAATATAGTCTTGAATGTATCCTCTGCAAAGTTCTGCCCCTTCCATACCAAGAGTATCAAGACAGAGTAATGCAGAAGCTTCGGCTTCTACTTCCTGAATGGTTTTGACTTCATGGTTTATATTCTCATGCTTTAAAAGGGCGTGAGACATTTCATGTAGTAAAGTCTTGAGTTTGAAAGGGCAGAGCGGATTAATAGCAATGTCCTTTTTGTTTTCAGTATAGCCTTGGACATTGCCGTTAGTTGAGGTGAAAGGTATTTCTGTAAACTCAAGAGTCTTTAATGCGGTTTCTTTATTCCAAGTTGGCGGTTCTTTGAACACAGGTTCTTGACCTTCAGTCTGTGAGAGTAAAAACCAATGGTATTGTAAAGAGAACCACATAATTTTCTTGAGTTTCTTTTCGCCTGTAGTTTTATTAACCTCTTCTATTTCTTTAAAGAAAGGCTGGATTAAACCAATGGCGTGTTCGCCTTTCTTTACATGGCGCCCCATAGCTTTCCATTGCTTGAAACTATTAATAGGCGAAGGCTGAAGCTTCTTGCCAACAGCTTGACTCCAAGCCATTAATTGGTTACCTAGCGAATAGTTCCAGAATAGTTTATAGGCGTTACTTAAAACGCCCGCTTCTGTTACGGCTGACTTTAATAGTTCAGCCCATTTAACTTGTCTTTGCGGATTCATAATTCATTCTCCCTTTTAATTTTGGTTTTAAGGTTCAGTTCCATTTCTTTAAATAAAATATCAAACATATCCTGTTGATATTTTAAAGCTTTTGCCTGAACGTGCTGGTCACACAGCCGTTCGGTGGTACAATCTTTACAATCCATAGAATCTCCTTTCTATTTATTAATAAACTCATAAGAGCCGCCGCCTAATTCTTTAATATAAAAGTAAATACCTAATAGTTTCTTCTGTTCTTCAGACATATTAGGTAAATAGGCAACAGCATGAGGCTTTTCAGCAGGGTAAACATACATTTTGTTTACCTTTATTCTATTACGAATAAAGTTTACTAATTTATTCATATAGACCTCTATACTCAAAGAGTATTTATTTTGACATGAGTTTCGTCGTGTTCCTGCACGACGTATGTTCCTTTATGGACTATATTTGCGGTTATATGAAACCGCCCGACTTGTTTTTCCTTGACAGCCATTTTCTTGAATTCGTCTTTAATGGCTTCGTCGATTACTTTGAATTCTGCCGCCGCTTCTTTCGCGGCTTCGCGTTTCTCTAATAGAATTTCTAAAACATTCAGGTCAAGACGGCTATTATTCTTATAGCCTTCTGTATCAAGACCTGCTTTGGCTAATACTTCAACTAGTTTCATAGATACCTCCAATTAAAAATTAAATACGAATTTCTCCACGTGTGGAATTAATCTTGGTCATTTGACATTGCTTTGAACCACGCCTTATGCCATTGTAACCAAACTCTGGAAGCACGTTCGCGGTCTTCAGCCGCCTTTTGTGCTTCAGCGTCTAAAAGTTCATGGTCTTTAGCTACTTCTTTAGCTAAAGTTACTTCTTTGTTACTCATAGAAACCTCCAATTAAAAAAATTAAACAATATAGACCTCTATAGTCCTCGAAGTTTAGGTTCTTTCCATTCTTTACCGAAGAGTGCATAAATACTTTCTTCGGTATTGCCTGCTAATTGTTGCCCGCTAGAATCAAATATTCCATTATCATTAAAAGTCCAGCCGTTATTCTTACACTTAACGGCATAGCCTATAGAATATCCAGCCGATCCTGTTCGTCTTAATAGGCAAGCCCCCCAGCTTGTTTCATTAGTAAAGTAAAAGTCAAATTGAATGCCGCCTATTTCGGCATTAATTTGTTTATCGCCATACTTAAGAACCTTGAAATTGCTATGAATGAATTGACGTGTTATTGCGTTTGGTATTATAACAATATCCACATCTTTAAATCCAAGCTGTTTTCCACGTCGATAACTACCTGCTACGTCTATTTTAACACATGGGATTGCCTTTATATAAGCTGAAAGTATTTTATCGACCTCAGATCTGGAAAGCTCTTTACCGTTTACTAATAGCCCGCCCATAAGCCACCTCTTCGAGTTTAGCAACTCTAAAGCCTTGTCTATATATCATACGCCATATTAAATCCGAAGTCTTGTCTTGAGTAATTGAGCATAGACAAGTTAATTGTCTTAATGCTCCTTCACATAAAACCGCCCCTCTGTAGTTCTCTTCTTTAATAGCCATATAGAATTCCCGATAGGTCTTGAAAGCCTCTTTTATCAAGACCTCTGTATCTATTTTATTTCCCGACATAGACGCCCCCATTCTCTTTAATTTCTTTAACAGTCTTAAGAATATCTAGTCTTAATTCTGTAAAAGCGCATAGAGTGCAAAAGTCCTGTTCATGAAATTTAATTGTCCTATGTTCGGATATGTGAATACCACACTTATTGCAGTTATTCATAGAAACCTCCCTTACTTCTCTTTACAGAAAACTTAATTTTTATTTAATACAATTTGCCTCTTTTGCGGCAGAACATAACCGTTAACCACTTCCATTTTACCATAGTTAGTAAACCCAAGAGTTATCTTGTCTTTATGATCATGGGCGTGGAAGTAGGTTTTAAGTTTACCTAAGTTTCGCCCAAGAATAGGCATAAGCGTTATGTTCCGTCCTTTGACGTCTATTAAGTCCTCGACTCTTTCAACGTCTTTAGGTTTTGCTTTAATAGGCAAGACCGTTACTGAATAACCAAACGGTTTAAAGAAAGCCGCAAGGTCTTGAGAACCTGTTTGAAATTGCGCCATAAAACCCCCAATTAAAAAGCCGTTATTTAATAAGGCAAACGGCCGAAGCCTTTGGAAGAGCCAATTCGCTTTTAGCTATCGCTACTGCTATATCGAATCGGCAAGAGGCACAAACGTTTGTGCCGACTACTTGAACCTTACAAATTCGACAAGGTTCAATTCGCCTATAGCATTCAGGGTATCTAGCTAAATGAATGGCTAGATACTTGTATGCAATAGCCTTAAAATCGCATACAAGACAAGAATAAATATTCATAAAACCCCCCTTATAGAATAGCCTATTATTAAAATAGTATATATAAGGTATAGGCTTAAACCCTTATATATAGAATATAGACTTCTATATAAGTAAATGAATATAGACTTCTATATAGTATAAATAAGAAGTTTAATTTAATTGTCTAAAATTAATTATCTAAAATTAATTATCTAAAATTAATTATCTAAAATATTAACAAGTAAAATTAAAAAATGTTTGAAAGAAAATAAAAATATTTTTATTTTATTTTTATTTTAGTTTTTGTTTTTGGCTTACATATTATTAACAAGTAAAAGTAAAAAATGTTTGAAAGAAAATAAAAATATTTTTGAAAATAATTTAGGAAAATTTTTAGACAGAAAAAGGAGTAGGGGGGCTGCTACAGTCCGCAGAGAATTTTTTCACTTCCCCTACAATTTTATGTTTGACAAACACACTACAATATTGTATAATGTTATTATGAAAAAAGAAAAGAAATGTAAGAAGCATAAATGGGTGGACGAATATGTTGGTGTGTCTAACGACACTAGAATATTGCTGCGCAGTTCTGCTATATGCGCAAAATGCGGTAACTTTTATAGTTATGCGTCTGAACATTATAATTTAAAATACCTTAAACTTCGTAAACGTTTTCATGATTATTAGAATATAGAGGTCTATAGTTATGGAAAATTTATTTAACGTTCATATATGGAGTGACCGCATAACATTAAAAAGCAGAAACAAAGGGCGAAGCTTTGAGCTTCGTTTCAGAATAGCCACAAGCAGCAGGCAGCGGTGCGAGATTTGTAGAAAACCTTTAGATCAGAATAGTACATATATTACAAGTATTTATGGCTTAAGTTTTTCTTTTTCTAACACGTCTTCAACCATTTGCACTAATATAGGCGGGTCTAATACTTCAACTAGTTTGTCGTACGGCATATTTATATAATGAGTTGTCCCATTACTTAATGTTATATACGAATATTTTCTGTCGGATTTAGGACTCACAGATACGATAGCGTCTTGAAGAATAAGAATGTCGTACATTATGTTATGTGGAGCGCAGAGTTGGTTGTCGTCTGATATGCTTATTTGTTGGAGCTGTAGTCTTTTCACGGCATGTATTATAATTATTTACTATATTTAAAGCAAATAAAAAACATATTTTGTAAAGTATAGAGGTCTATAGTCTAGAAAAAAGGGCGGCATTTATGGGGGGAATTCTTTTCGACTCATGTTTTTTTAATTTAGGCTATAAGCCCAAGTCGGATTCGCCCTAGCCACCCGAAATCAATTCTATTCTTTCTCCCTTAAATTACAAGCCTTTGAGTTTTCTTTTGTCATTATTTTTTAAATATTTTTCCTTACGTATTGATTAATGGAAAAAATAGGACTAAAATAATATGCGGTTGGTGGGTTAAGAATAGGTGGTGGTTAGGTGAAAGGGGAACGGCCGTATAACTTATTTATGATCCGTACGGCTTGCGGCGAAGTTCTGATTAAATACACGCATGTCGGAGACTGGACAGATCAGATTTTAGAACACGTCAATAAATGTATATTTTGCGGCAAAGACTTTGCTGCGAATATAATTCGGGAAGTATTTTCAGAAACAGACGACTTGAGGTGAAGTATGGAGACAGATTCGAACGGAATGTTAATGTTAGTTGCCGGGTTTATGTCCGGGTATTTAGTAGGCTTTATTGCTGGTGTTCTAGCTAAGTTTCTTATTGACTGTATTTTAAAAACATTCCTCACTACAATCGATTGGTTTGGCAAAAATAAAATCAGCGGATTTTTTAGAGGTACTGGTCTGGACGAAATAAATAACGCTGTTAACGAAAAGAATAAAGTAATCAGCGAGAAGAATCGAATAATTAGTGACAGGCATAAAGGCAATAAAAATGCGGGATAAGATAAAACCAATTTTATGTGTTGCCGGATTAGTAATAAGCGGTATAGCGCTTTTTGCCTGTGTGGTTTCGTTTAGTTACGGCTTTTATTTAAAAGCTCTTCGGTTATATACCGAACTGTCTATAAAGTAAATTATATGGTTACTACTGATATAATTGCCTTAATTGTTGTGTATTTGGTTATTCTATTTGTGTTTTTAGATATAACACTAACTAGCGCAAAATATATATTTATTTGTGTTATGCGAGGCGTTTATTGGTTTGATCATAAAATGAGCGACTTTTATACACGTGGGGAAAAGCCGCCTAAAAACCAGTAATCATTTCTTGGTGTAACGCGCGTAATACCGCTTCAAGCGGTACAGCAATATTAGAGGTTTTATAAGTCTTATTCTGCGCAAACATTCTATTATAAGTACCTAACCAAATTTCTTTATTATTTAAATATGCTGTTTGTAATAAATGAAATGGAAATAAATAAGCTGTTTGTTTAGGCATAATTATGTAGCACAGATAGTGCGGGAATAAGTCTTTCTCAATCCAACCGGGGGTCTTCTTTTCAAAACAGGAATACTCTTCAAACAATACGTCTGTATAACCTTTGGTGCGTTTCTTTTCTTCGATCGATATTTTATGCCCGCTGGTTAAATAAACTATTTTGTCGATACCTAGCGCCTGCAAACCTAAGTCAACAACAGATTCAACTTTTGTAACGTTTCTAAATTTTTTGAAGTAAATTTGGTTTATTTGTTCTTCGTCTTTTAACGAATAGGCCAATCTTTCATGGAAGTTGTTATAAGCCCCCTCCGGTCTTAGCCCCATAAATGTTATATATTACTGATTATTATTAACTTGTCAACTGCAAGGGTATTGACAAAACAGACACTTAAGAATATATTATGTTTATATGGGAGAAAAAAGTACCTCTATGGATATAGAGGTCTATATTCGTTGCGTCTCTTGTAATGCGTTTTTAGGGGCACGGCTTATAGTTACAGCCGAAGGTACCAGCGCTAAACATATTAGCATGTCTAAATTTTTGTGCGCTGCTTGTCTTGAGCTTTGTCGGTATAACATGTATTAAAAAATATGGAAAAGGAAATATGTTTTTGCGGCAGTTGTGGAGACAGGATCTGGGAAACAGGAAACCTGGAAGCGCTTCAAGAATTATTAACAGAGAATCTTGATTCGTTTAAGCTTGACATTCAATTCCTAAGCACTGACTTTTGCGCCTTGTGCATTAAAGACATGCTTGGTCTTGGATTTCGTCAGTAGCAGTCCGCTCTTGTAACTGTAGAACCTTGACATTTTAGCTCTTTCGATTTAGAATCACTGTCAGTATTATTGGGGAGACTTTATGGGGGAAGCAGTATCGACCGCGCTTAGAAATACTTTAATTTCTATTCTCGAAGACCTTGACACATTTTTATATGAACAGCCCGCAGACGAACCAAAGCAATTGCCGGCGCCGGCAACGGGAACTCGAACCACGCCAGTTGCTAAGCACCAACTAGAACCATATGCCCTTTCGCCAGGGCAAGAAAAAAAATTAAAGAAGCAACGTTTAGAACTTGAAAAAGAATGGAAAAAAATTAAGGCCGATATGGAACGCGAGATAGATAAGTTTAAACCAAAACTAGAAAAGCCTCTTAATACTAAAGAAGCCGAAGAAGCTGCGGCAGTGCTTAAAAAACATTTAACAGTTGACGACCAAGGAAACGTTAAAGTTATCGAAACGGCTTGGCAAAAAGATAAAGTAACAGGTCAGTGGGAACCTGTTATTGATCCGGATACTGGAGAAGAGGTAAAAAAACTAAAGAGCGTAAAAATAAGAAAATTAGAACATATGAAAGAGTTGTCGCCAGAGGCTAGAGACGCCGCCGCGAAACTTATGGATCTGGGGAAAGGCACTGTCTCGGCCGTTATAAATGTAATATGCGGGGCGAGTGGGAAGAGGGGGGATTGCAGCGCACCCGACAGAGACGACATGTCTCAAGAAGGGTTGGTACGCCTTATGACGGCAGCTGCGCAGCATAATCCCGCAAAAGGAAAGTTAGCGTCTTGGTTGTTCGGGCAATTAAAATTTCATTTATTAAATACCTATGAAGCTAAGAGGTCTTTAAAGAGGGTTGGCTTTGGCAAACTTTTAGAGCCTATGACAATGCCTACTAAAGAAATGGGTCTTAGAACAGTGGGCGGGAAGCGTGTAGGGGCCGAACCCTTGGGCGGGTACGAAAAAAGCGAATTTGAAAAAGAGTTGAAGCAAGAAATAGAGAAAGGATTAAGTGCGCTTTCTGCTAAGGAACAAGAAATAGTCAAAAAAGCATATGGAATTGATACTGACGAAATGTCTGTTACTGATATAGCAAAAGAAAAAGGGCTTACTAAAGGTACTATTTCATTTGAAATTTCAAAAGCTACGGACAAACTAAAACAAAAGAATCCAAAACTAAAAGACTTTTTAGATTGGAAAGACTTACAAGACATATTACAAGAAATGAGAATTGTTGTTAAAGGTTTATTGGAATGGTCGAAGAAATAAAAACCAAACAAGCCGAGCAGTTTAACAAGAAGCAGGAAAAGACAGCCGCAGAGCTTGAGAAGGTTAAGGCTGAAATAACCGAAGCACGAGATCACGGACTTAAGTTTGGCGGCAATGTCGGCCAATCTGCAACAGACAGACAAGCAATTGTTAAGCAATTAATTTTTACCGGTATGAGCGATTTAAACGAAATAGCCGCGTTATTTGACGTAAAGGTTCAAATAATAAAAAACGACATTAAAAAAATAAAACATGAAATGGTTGAAACTCTTGTTGACGCTACCCCCGAAGAATACACAGCAGGAATTTTGGAAGAAATTGATATATTAAAGCAAGAGGCTTGGGCGCTTTTAAAGCGCGCTAAATCAGATACGATAAAACAAAAAGCAATAGAAAATATTAAAAATATAATAAGGGACAAATATAGTATTTTAAGTAATGCCGGATTGGTTGCAGTAGACAAAGCTTTACAAGTAAAGACAGGGGACACGGTTGATTTATCAAAACAATTTGACGGAAAGTTTGATAGTATTGTGAATGACCCGATAAAGCGTAAAAAAGTTTTAGATTCTTTTAATCAAATGGTTACAATGTTAAATAAAGAATCAGAAAATAAACCTGCGGAATTACCGCCGGTTAATACCGAAGGGGGACAGAATGGAATATAAAGAACAAGATTTCGGCAAAATTTTAGAAGAATCAAAACATTATAAAGGCAAGAAGAAAAAAACGGACGAGCAGACTACAACTGCCAATATAGCGACAATACCTATGCCTTTAGTTAAGACAGATAAAAAAAGAAAATCAGATATACCATATTTATATAAAACCTATTTTTTCCCCAGAGACCCGTATAAAGCGCAAGAGCTCCCGCCGTATGGGACTATGCGAAAAGTTTTTACAACGCTTGACGGAAGTAAAGAATCAAAGAAAAAACAAGCGCCGTTACCTATGGGGTTTCCTGCGTGGATTAAGCACGGCTGGGTTCCTAAAGAATTAGTATTAAGTAAGAACTGGACTGACGGGGAGAAAGCGTTTTTCTTAGAATGTACGCAAGTTGATTTATTACAAAGCGTTCAGAATTATTTAGGCGACGAAGAAAATATAAAAACATATTTACGAGAAGACAAGTTATTCTTTGAGCGTGAGAATATAAGTAAAATAGAAAAAATGCTTAAAGACTTAGGCTTTTTTACCCCTACAGAATTAAGGCACAAACAACCGCAAACAGCTACTGAAAGAGCTAAACGTACGCTAAAAAGTGCGAATCCGCTTAAGAAACTAAAAAGCGAATTTGGTGAGGAAGCAGAAGAGCCGATAGACGAAAAAGACGGCGACTGGCGTTGGCAGAAAAGTCAAAGAGAATTAGAAAAAGAGACTGACATAAGACGGCAGGGAATTGAAAACGAAGCCACATACGACGCGATAGAAAAAGCAATACGGCGGGTTGCAAATAATAAAGTCGCTTTAGACGTTAGTGACTTATCAGCGGTAAAAAATTATGTTAAAGCAGACGAATTAAATAAACTAGTTCGAGGTTATTACGGCTTAGGTCCTGGAGAGGCTATTGTCGGCGCTTGGTTTGGAACTAAAGAAGACCGAATGAAAGACTTAGACGTTAATATGTTTAACAAAGAAGTAGACGTTTTTGTTGACGGGCGCCTTAATCCGAAGTATAAAGAACCGAATGACGTTCGGGGTTTAATTAAACCCGATAAAGTTGTTAAGGGTTGGGATTTGGGTATGTTTAATATAAAGACAACTTTACAAATTCCGGTATATGAAGTAGTTGCAGCTGTTGCTACAGATCCGGAATATAAAGCACATGAAGATATATTAGAACCGCTTATAAGCGAGAAATATGGAAATGGCGGCGATACTATTTCTGCGGACGTAGAAGGAGACGTAGATATATATTTTATGCCCGACGAAGCGCCAGCGCCTGTAAGTCCTGAACAGTACAAAGCGCGCGAAAAAGAGATAGCACAAAGAGAATTAGAAGACGAAAACAAACATTATTCAGAAGACCATTCAAAATGTTGCGATGGGAAGTTCGCTTCAAACGAAGAACGCATAGATTTTCTTAGAAACCTTTCAACTGCTATGGTTAAATATAGATCAGAGTCGCAAGCAGCGATTAAATACAGCATTCCGGATACAGCTCTTCGGTTAGAACAAAGCGAAATTTATGGCACAGGTAAGGTTTTAGTTCATACTAGATTCGGTAGTACTAATGCAATAAATGGCTGTATAGTAGAAGAACCTCTTGATTTTAGGGGTATGATAGCAACAAGCTATGGTAGTTCTATACATTTACACGAAGAACAAGTCGAGAGAGACACGACTGCTTTATCAATTTCTTTAGCAGCTCCGGCATTTTCTCAAACCGAAGTTGAAGAATTATTAGATATTGATTATCCAAGAGACATACACGGTGAAAATATCAGTGTAACAGTTTCTGGAAATTACAGTGTTTATTATAAACCAATGAAGTAATGTCAACTACCCTGCCGTAAAGGGCGGGGCTTGTAAGGAGTATGTTAGAGCGTATGCAGAAACAAACGGTTAAACGAGAGACTAGAGTGGCTATAATTTTTGGAGGATGCGACTCCTCCCCGTCCTTCAGGGCGGGGTCTCCGTCGCATAATATAGATGAGTGAGGAAGTAAAAGCCATTGACAATTTTTCTAAGCTTGTTCTAAAAAGGCAAGACGTTGTTAATGAGCTTACCAGTATAGACGAAGCTTTGAAGAAAGCAGACGAGCAGCTTGATAAGTTGACCGCATTAAAAAGCAAACTAACTGAGAAAAAACAACAAATGGCGGCCGATTTAAATAACATATATACGCAGATTCAAGAAGCGTGTACTACAATGGCGACCACGTTTACCGAAGGGGCGTCTTCTGATATTACTATACCTAAAGCCAATTTAGCGGCACAAACACCGCTTTCGGATATAAACGCTTTCGAGAAAATGGTAAATCATAAATCGGCCAAACAAATAGACCCAAACAAAGTTAGAGAGAGAACGGCCCCTGAAAGCGAGGACAAAATGAGCGCAGCTATTTTAAGTTTAGAAAATTTTAAACTTCGTGAAGCTGAATGGAAAAAAGCAGGGTGGGCTAGAATTAATTTTAATGAGATTGAAATTACGGGACAGGTTGTTTACCGCATGGCTATTTGGGACATTAAGGAAAACAATAAGATTAAAATATATCAAGGCGTGTTTATGGATATGGGTGGCGCTGCGGGGGAAAGAGAAATCGTGTTTGATGCCGGGTTAAATCAAGACGTTGAATTTGATCCAGCAGTGACTAAGCTTTATGCAAAGGGCGCGGCTACCGAGCCGGACAAAGAGCCGTCAATGGCGCCTCCGGATCCAAATGCGCCGATCGACCCGAGTTTACTTAATTTATAATTATAGGGGGAATATTATATGGCATTAGGTGTAAAAATAGACAGCAATAATTTTATTATTGAAGACTTAGATACCAAAGTTAAATTGGTGCAAGAACCTCTTGCAGTTGCTACCGAAGTATTTTCAGTCAGCGAATTTACATATCAAGAAATAAAAGTAGCTGCGTCACAAACAGATTTTGCTATTAACTTTGGCGGCGTTAGCCCGAATGCGAAAAGAATATTTATGAAATCGAATAAAGAATTATCTGTTAAATTAAATTCTTCAGGTAACTCTTCGTTTAAACTTAACGGAACATTTTTTAGTTCGGGGGACATAGCGAGTATTTTTGTAACTACGGCTTTAGAAGAAGTGACGTTGAAAGTTATTGTAGCGGCTTAACGGTTCTGGAGAGAAAATAAAATGGGGAAAATAGGGTTGCGGGAAGAGGGTATAGGGGGAAGGTACACCGAAGGGGGAGCTTTTCGATAAGTGGGGTGTCGATATTAATTATCGGTGCCCCAAGGTGTACATATGCAGAAAACTTCAAAAAATAAACCGGATCAAACACATAAGCGAATTATCAAGTCTAGAGAATTTAGAAAACTAAAATGGTTAAAAAAACTGTTTGCGCGTAGGGTTCGTAAATGGTTTCGGTATATTCCTTTTTCGCACAAACGGCCGAAATAATTTATGTTGCTTCAAGATAGAGGACACTGGAGACAAGTTGCTACTCGAGCAGAGAATACTAATCAACTACAGCAGCTTTTAACAAGTCATACAGCCGAAGAAAAAGAACTTATAAAATTACTGTTCGAGTCTTACAAAGCCAAAGACTCTAAAATAATAAGCGCTATACAAGCTCAAGAATATGACGAACTTCCTGTGTCTATGGCGCAGTGGATAGACGACGATAATTATTTTGGGCAGATTGGTAAAATGCTTTATCCGCGCGTTAAACAAATGTTGATGGATGTTTTTCACGGGAGTTACTATTTAACTGTGATTACGGGGAGCCAACGATACGGAAAAACCACACTTGCGCAATGTTGTATATTACGTATTTGTTATGAATTAATGTGCCAGAAAAACCCCCAAACTGCAATAGGTTTAGCTACAGGATCTCGAATAGATATGGTTAATTTCTCTGTACGAAAAGACGTGGCGCAGAGAGTCATATATGAAGGTATTGTTTCTAAGCTTGAACTAAGTCCGTGGTTTAAGAAAAAAGGTTTTGAAAAACGTATTAATGAAATTCGTTTACCTAAAAATATCCACGTACTTGGCGGCGAATCTTCAGATTTAGCTATGCTTGGAAGTAACGTTTGCGGTGCCATTATGGACGAATGTGTGACTGGCGATACAAATATCCAAACACCGCAAGGAAGCATAAGTGCGCAAGAACTGTGGAATAAATATCGAGACTCTGATTTCTCTATTTGTTCGTTTGATGGTAAAGCGGTAGGCAACTCGTTAGGCAAAATTAAGCTCAAACATGACGAAGAGGTTTATGAAATAATTTTAGACGACGGTAAAATATTAAAAGCGTCCTGGAATCACCCGATATTAGTAAAAATTAATAAACAGAAATATATCTATAAGAAAATGATAGATTTGAAAGAAGGGGATGACGTAGTTACAGAAGATACGATTGTAGCGCAGCCGACTAAATATCACAAGTTTGTTTGTAAAAATTGTGGGGTTGAGGGGTTTAACATAGAAAAAAAGACTTTGTATTGTTCTAATCAATGTCATCAGCAAACAAGAAAGAAAATAATTTTGTGTTTAAAGTTTTGACGGAGAAGACAATTGGCAAAAATTATATCCAAGAAGCACTTAGGTAAATTACCGGTTTTTGATGTTCAATCCAAGCCAAACGGCAACTTTATTGCAAACGGTTTGATTGTTCATAATACTAACTTCTTTGAAGACGTGAATGTTAATAAATCTAAGAACAGAAAATATTATGATACGTCTTTTTCTAAAGCAGATTTGCTTTATTCATCTATGCTAAAAAGAATGAAATATTCTGTATCACAGGCAAAAATGCCCGGTATGTTATTATTGGTTTCGTCAAAACAAACACAAGAGGACTTCACTGATCGAGTTATAAAAGAAGAAAAAGACAATCCAAATATTAAAGTGTATGATTTTCCGTTATGGGAAGTTAAACCTGGTTTTGAACATGACGCAACATTTAAGGTTTTAGTTGGTATTGATAATATTAAGAATAAAGTATTAAATTTAGAAAAGCCGGAAGACAGATTATTAGTACAACAGGCAGACGGAGGAGAACTTAATGGGTATATAATAGACGTCCCTGTTTCTTTTAAACGCGATTTTGAAAAAAATATTGACGAAGCATTACGAGATATTGCCGGTATATCTACTTCGGCGATCGTACCGTTTATGCCTGACGTAGAAAGAATAAGTCAAATATTTGAAGACTCGCGAGAACACCCTTCGATTGATTTAGTTTGGCAAGCAGATAAGCCTTTTGCTATTGAATGGAATAAATTATCCAGGCGATTAGAAAACGGTGATTACGTTCCTATAGTAAATCCAGAAGCGCCTCGCGCCGCCCATATAGATCCTTCTCTAACACGTGATTGCACAGGTATCAGCATTTGTCACGTAGCCGGAACTAAGGAAGTAATTCGAAGAGACCTCGAAGGAAAAGAATATAGAGAAAATGCGCCGATTATTTATGTTGATTTTATTTTGCGAATTGCCCCCCCGGAAAACGGGGAAATACAATTAGGCGACGTAAGAACCTTACTCTATCAATTTTCAACTCATGGATTTAATATTAAGCATATCTCAATGGATACATTTAATTCTGCAGACAGTCTTCAACAGTTTAGATTAAAAGGATACGACGCGAACATAATTAGTGTAGACCGCACATTAGAACCGTATGATATTTTTAAAGCCGCTATATATGAACATAGAATAATGTGTTATCCGTACGAACCGTTATTTGAAGAGCTTAAAGAATTGGAATTTTTAATTAAACGTAGAAAAGTTGATCACCGGCCCGGTCGTTGTTTTGTTGGAGAAACGAGAATTCCGTTATTAGACGGGACATGCCCCACTATTGCTGAGTTGGCGGAAAAGGAAGTTTGGGTTTATTCTTGTACACCAGACGGAAAAATGGTTCCAGGCAAAGCTAAAGGTAGGCTATCAGGGTATGTTATTGATTTGGTAGACATTGTTTTAGATTCGGGTGCAATCGCTCGGTGTACTCCTGAGCACAGGTGGTTATTACGAAACGGTACATATAAACAGGCTAAGGATTTGCGCCCAGGAGTAGATAGATTAATGCCGATAAAAAGATATTATCCTGTTAGTGGGGGATATGAATCTTTAAGCGGTAAACTTGGTAGAAAAGGAGGCCCTGATTACGAGTTAACTCACCGAATGGTTATTAAAAATATTAATGGCAATATTCCAGAAAATTGTATAGTCCACCATAAGAACGAAATAAAAACAGATAACAGACCAGAAAATTTGGAGGTACTTAATAAAAGCAATCATTCGTATAAACATACGTTAAAAAGGCATATGTTGGATAAAGAATATACAAAGGCATTATTACAAGGTGCGGCCCGATTTAATAATAGTTTAGAAGGTAAAAAAAAGCATTCGATTGCAATGAAAAAAACTGTGAGTAGTTTTACGGAAAATGATTTTTATCAAATGGCCAAAAAACGACCACAGTTTAGGCGGGATATTACAATAGAAAAACTGATAGAATTGGCAAATGATCCAAATATTGGTACTGCCTATACCGCAGCAAGAGTATTAAATTGTGGACGAAATGTTATTATCCGAGTACTGAAGCGCAATAATTACAACTCGTGGGAAGATTTTGTTAATGATAAAGCAGGAGCAAATCATAGGGTTAGATATGTAATACCAATAAAATTAGATACGCCAGTTCCGGTTTATGATTTAGAAGTCGATACGTGGCATAATTTTGCTTTATCTATCGGTATTTTTGTTCATAACAGCAAAGATACTGCAGACAGTTTAGCCGCAGTTGTTTATAAATTAACAAAACTTTTTGCCGAAGGTTATGGGGTAGATTTTAATAGCGCTGAAATCGCTTTTAAAGGTATAAGCGAAAGCAGCGGTAATCAAGCTATAGCTACTTCTGTTCCTATAGGCGAGGGCGAAATTCTATGGCCTACATTAGGAAACGAAGAAACGTCGCCAGAAGAAGAATACCCGTTTGCTACTTTAGCTAACGAAGCAGACGACAACAAGCAGACAAAAGTTACGGCTAAGGTTAAATTCAAAGCTCCGGACGGGTCTACTATACCCGCCAACTCAAAAGGTATTTTAGCTGAAGTTACAAAAAAGAATGGCGAAGTAGACGTCGCTGTTATATTTATGGATAGGGGTTTAGGCCGCGCTGTAGGTAAAAAATTAACAGACGTTGTCTATATTCCGAAGTTCTATACGAAAAACGATCCAGAAACTCTGGACAATTTCTATTTATAATGGTATAGTTATTTATATTAGGGGGATTGTATGGATGACTTAATTACTCCTGAGGGGTGGTTAACTCGTATAACCAGCTGGTGGGGCAGTAAAAATCTAGAAGACAGAGAAGCGTGGCTTCTGAAATATCGGTTTAATAAAAAGCATGCGAAATTAGAATGGATTAAATTGCCGCCTTATTTAAAAGACAGAATTATAGAATATCTAACCGAAGTGAGGAATGTATAATGCCGTTATCAACAGCAATAGAGAATCTGCAAAACGTGCTTAAGCAGTGGGACGAAATGAAAAAAGAGAAGGCAGATTTATATAAAGCCCTTGAAGAATACTTAGACGAAATGCAACAGTTGTTAATAGTCGCTTTAGAAGAACTTACTAAGGTTAAAACAGCAACCGAAACTGAAGAAGACTTTTTACCGCCTACTATAATCAAAAGGCATTATCCCGAATTGTGGCCTCCTCAAGCAGCTATGAAAGGGCAGAAAGAAAAAGACCACGATAAATATTTTGCACCTTTGGAAAAAATATTAGGTATTACCAAACAGCTTAAAAAATTATAAAAGGAGACCATATGAATAAACAACTACTTCAAGCGCTAAACGAAATAGAAAAGAATTTAGTTGCCGAATGTAAGAGAGTTATTGCCGAAAACGATCTAGATCCTAGTTTAACAATTTCAGAAGACCAGCTTGCTGACGCGATTAAGTCTTATGGAGAATTTAAAAATTTTATGGAAATGGCTGAAGCTGATGCTGTCGATATGGGCGAAGCGGACGATAAGAGACCGCCGGAAAGCTTTATGGATCAGTGTATACTTGGAGTTAAAAAAAGCGGGGCTGCTGAGGAGCCGTCGGCTGTTTGTGGTAATATGTGGTTTAATAAAATGAGTGACGCAGATAAGGCGAAATGGAAATAGTTTAACTTATGGATATATCTGAACGAACTCCGTCTTTTGCCGATCGGCGTAAAGGTTGGCGGCAAGAGCGTACTGTTGACAAAGAGATATTAAGCCAAATATATAGAGGTATGAAAGCCAGACAACTTATAGAAGTTTTTTATAATCGGCGAAGCGACGGCGAAGATAGTTATTATACTGTGGAGCCGTATTCTATTAGGTGGCGTCCGGCTCCGCCTTTTGGAGGTTTGGCGTTATATGCGTATGATCGTAGCGATCCAGTACGAAAACGCATAAAGGCGTTTTATATTGGGCGTATTTTTGATATAAATCAAACATTTAAAGTTTTTAGACCTAGGTGGACAATAGAGGATTATCGGGCGCAAGATTATGGAATTCGTCTGAAAAGGGCAAAGCCGCCTCCAGAAGAGGAAGGTTTAGAACAAATTCCGACAGAGCGGGCTATTCCTGCAGAAATAGAATTTAAGGAGGAAAATATGGAACACGCAAAAAACGAATTTTTAACAAAATTCTACAAAGACGTAGCTCACTTAAATGAGCAAGAAGCCGAGAAGTTAGCGTCAGAAGAAATGTCTACATGGGAAGTATATTTCTCACCAGATAAAGTAGAACATCCAGATACTATGACTTCAATAGCCAGAGGGCTTGAAGGTGTAGCAAATGTAGAAGCTTATTTTATAATTAAGTTTAAAGCCGACGACGCTACAAAAGAAAAAGTTCTTGCAGCGTTTAATGAAGAAGGCGCTGAAGTAATTAATGTAGAACAAGAAAAAGAAGAAATGGCTGAACCAGAAGAGCCTGAAATGGAGGAACAGTTCGAACCAAAAAAAGAACTGAGGGGCAAGTCTGAAGAAGGCGACTTCGGGAAATTTGGTTATAACCGTGGACGCAAGGCGGCCCTTAAATATAATTGGCAAGAAGGCCAAATGCTGAAAGCTTATGTTAAAGGTGAGCTTGATGCAATAGCTGATAGTATGTTAATGGATATGAGGACTAGGGCTGATTTAGTCTACGGCTGGGACGATACTACTGATTCAGACGCATTAGAGTTTGAAAGTGGTTTTAAGAGCGGTTTTAAAGAAGTTGTAGAAAAACAGTTGAAGACGGCAGATCAAATTAAATAATTTCTATTATTATAGTATATGTGTAGTAATGGACATTGTTTTCAAATTGTCGTTTAGTAAAAAAGAGTTTGATTCTATAATGAAGAATCATGGAGAAGATACCAGTAAATATATTATTCAAGAAATTGTTCGGAATGCGCTTGCGGATTTCGGGCATACTTTAGTTACTGAAGGTCTCCCAGGGTACTTTGTCAGAGCTCTTTTTAAAGAAAAATACGGGATTGATTTAAATAAGTTTGACCCCGTTAAAAAACGCTTTACAAATTGATATGCCAAGTATAAAAGCATTACAGAATAAGTTTAAGGGCGAGTTTGGTAAAGAAATGCCAAGCGAGTTTAAATTTCGTTTAAGAAGCCCGTCTGAATTTGAGCCAAAGTCCTTTAGGCGTAAACAAGTCAAAAAAGATCCGAAAGTTGACGCTATATTCGGTAGGCTTAAAGATTCGGACGATTTTAAAATACAGGCGTTTCGTTTTCCAAAAAAAGCCGGTTGGGATATAGACAAAGCAAAAGCTTGGACAAGTAAACACTTAGAAATAGCTTTTGGCGAGGCTGGTTTTGAACCTATGTATCAAGTCTGGTCGTCGCCCGATTATAGCGGCTGGCGCAATCCTTATTCGCCAGTTAGCCCGGATACACAACTAAATCCTATGGCTGCATATATTACACAACCCGAGCCCCCACTACTTAAAGTAAAAAAAGCGTTAATAAGAATTTTTAACATAATTGACAAGGAGAATTTGTATGACAAAAAACATTAATGACATTCCAGACATTCCTCTTGAACAGTTTGAGCCAATAGTAGAAGACGTTAAAGAAATTGAAAACACCGTAATTGGTTCTCTCAATTTTGCTTTTATTGGGGTTGGGCAGTGTGGCTCCAGGCTTGCACACTCTTTTTTTTCATTAGGGTATAAAAAAGCTATTGCTATAAATACGGCGAGTCAAGATTTAGAAAGTATTGAAATGCCTAAAAATCAAAAACTTCTTGTACGAAAAGCCGGATTTGAAGAAGGTGTAGCAAAGAATATGGATCTTGCAACTTCTATTATGTTGGAGAATCAACAGACTATAATGGACTTAATGTCTAAAGTATTCGGCAATAAAGTTGACCATATTATGATTTGCGCTTCGTCGGGCGGGGGAACAGGCGCTGGGGGGGCAATGCCCTTATTATCCATGTGTAGAAAATATTTGGAATATTTAGGCTTTAGTGACGCTGATAGCAGAGTCGGCGTCTTAATGGCTCTGCCTACACGAGGAGAAGCTAAACACGTAGCTGCTTCACGCAATACAATTAAAGTTGTTAATGACGTTTATAATAGCGGCGCATGTCCGTTTGTTATAATCGATAACGATAAAATAGAAAGTATGTATAGAAATATTCCGCCCAAACAATTTTATCCTATGGTTAATTCTTCTGTTGCTATGTTGTTCGATGTGTTTAATAGATTAAGTATGGTTCATACCGAATATGTTTCTTTTGACCCAGCTAGTTATAAAGCGGTTATAAAAAGCAAGGGGTGCATGATTCTAGGTTTAGCAGGAATTAAAAAAGTCGAAGATTTAACGGACATATCGGCAGCTATAAAAGACAATATGTTTAAAACATTATTAGCAGAAGGGTTTGATTTAGCTTCTGCGAAATCAGGTGGTTGTATTATTGTTGGAAATAAAAAACAAATGAACGAATCGACTACTTTGAAACCAGCGATAGATTATTCTATGGATATGCTTTCTAATATATGTAAGAATATATTTAGAGGTATATATGAAAGCGATAAAGAGGGGTTGAAAGCGTATACTATTTTAGGCGGGCTTGCTTTACCTACAGACCGTTTAAATAAAATTATGCTAAATCTTAGCCGTGATTGGGCAAAAGACGGAACTAAATAGTTGTATGGAAAATCTGTATTATCCAATAATTCAAAGCCCTGAAGGACGGGGTCTTCTCGGCTTTTTAGATAAATTAGAGCGCGACGCTAAGGGAACTATAATAGGCGCCAAAGCTTTGGCGAGAATTAAATAATTTAGAAGGATCTGGGGGAATGGCACAAGCAAACTTGTTATGTGTTTGGACAAAAAAAGAAGTAGCCCGACTAAAGGAACATTTAAATGAAGACCTAGACAAGTTGGTTAATGTACTGCCTAGTCACTCGCGCAGGTCAATTTATAGAAGGGCTATGCGATTAGGTCGGGAAGTAAATAAAAAACGTGGCCGCGGCTATAAAGATCCAAGTGGACGAGTACGTTATACATATAAGGGTAAACGATTTTATGAACATAGACTCCTTATGGAATTATTCTTACGGCGTAAACTTAAAAAAGAGGAAGTTGTTCACCACATAGATATGGATCCAGAAAATAATGTTATAGAGAATTTACATTTATTTAAGAACGGAGAAGCGCATTCAGAAGCCCACAGATCGCTAGAGCGGCTTATTAAGCATTTGCTTAAGCGTCGAATTATTAAATTTGCAAAATATAAAGGTATTTACGAAATGTATAGTATATAAACCGAGTAAAAAATATGTCTTTAGAAGATAGGCTTGTAGATTTATTAGGTAAACTTAATGCGATAATGCCCGCATTTCAACAACTGAATAGTTTATCTGAAGAACAGGCTAGAATTAAACAAGAGATTTTAGAATTTCGTAAGCAATTAGAAAAAGATATAGAAAAAATCAAAGATCAGCTAGACGAAAACGGAAAACAGCTAATAGATTTACAACTGAATAAATTAGATAAAGTTACGTTTTTTCAAGACTTCGGAGTTCCTGATTTAAAACGAGACTTAGAAGAACTGCAACAAGAGGTGCGAGATATGGCAAAAGAGTTTAAGAACAATGAGAAAGTCAAAGATAAGCGAATTTGGAAAATAATTGAATTAGTTGTCGCCTCTGTTCTTGGATTAATAGGCGGCCTTATATCGACAAAATTATTATGACTAAAAAAATATTGTTAGTTGATAATTCTGAATATTTATTTCAGATGGTTAAAGAATTGCAATTAGATATAATAGCATATAAAGCCTCGTTAGACGAAGCATTGCATATACGATATGCCGCTGATTTAGTAATCATAAACGACCACAAAGGTGCGCTTGTGGTAAATAAATTACGAAACGAGTGCGCTTATGTGCCTATAATATACATAGCTGAAAACTCTAAAAACAACGGGCTTAAATGTGAATTTGTTAAGTGTATATATAAGCCAACGACCCCAGACAAAATAAAAAACGCTGTGCAAGCGGCTTTAAACCTTTCGAGTAAATTAACCGAATTAGATACGTCTATCCAAAAGCTTGATTCAGAAATTCGCACATGGGCTAAAAACCAAAGCAAAGCCGTTTAAGCTTGCATTTTTTAGACTTTGTGCTTAAATAAGTAATATTTAAGGGAGACAGTATGGAAAAATTAGTAGCATTAGCAGCGGCTGTTTTAGGTCTTATCGAAGTTCTTAAAGCATGGTTTCCTAACTTTATGAAAGGAAAAGAAGAACTGGTGGGTATGATTGCTGTTATGTGTTATGAAGTTATTAGCCAAGGTAAAGGCATAGCGTCATGGGACAAAGTTGGTATGGCTGGTATGTACTCAGTTGGCGCCGCAATAAGCGCCGGTGTTTTACACGACAAAGGCTATAATAAATTAATGCCTTTAGTTAAGAAAGTCTGGGCCAAATTAATGGCTGTAAAGAACCGCATGCTGGAAGAAAAGAAAGCAGAAGAGAAGAAATAGTTTAGAGAACTTAAGAGAGACTGCACTTTATAGCAGTTTCTCTTAATGGGGGAAAATGAAATATTTTATAGTTTTGCTGGTGGTATTTACAGGGTGCGGCGTTACTAATTCAACCAGAAAATTAAACTACCAAAACTATGACGCCGCAATAAAAATTAATTCCAAAACTACAGACCCTGAAATTAAACAAGCATCTAAAGACATAGCAGAAAACAGCGCGGAAATATCCGAAGTTATAGGGTTACCTGACCGCTTAGAACCCTATTCCCCAGAGACGTCTCATGCAGCTAGAGAAGAATCAAGACAAGAAAGAAATATATTGGATTCTATTGTTGGTTTTGTATCTGACAACGCGGGGGCAACCGGCGGGGCCGGCGGCCTGTTATTCGGTGCCGCTATGTGGTTATTAAAACGGCGTTCAAAACAAAGACTTGTTTCTACTTATCAAGGAGTAGAAAATATACTACCGCTAGTTCAAGACAAATCTAAAGCGTTTGATATATTAAGACAGACCCACTCAGCGTATAATGTTTATGCGGATATAAAACAAGAGTTGAAAACTCTTAAAGACAAAGGTATAGTATCGTCTAGATAATAGTTTATAGGGGGAAAACAATGATTTACAAAGACCAAATTCAAGATATTTTAAATTTGTTAAGCGCAAATAAAACATATGGGAATAGTTTAAAAACCGAAGATAATGGTGATATTGATGTACCTCAAGATACGAGTAAAGAAAAACCAGCAAAATCTATGTATGTTCAAAAAGCTGATGCTTTATCCGAACTTGCGATGGTAACTATTTTAGACATTATTGGGACTGATGATAAGTTTGAGAATGTCGCTATTAAACAATTTAATCTAAACCGCGCAGATAATACAAAAACATTAATTAAGATTATAGAAAAAGGAGCGTCTGGTTTTTCGGACGAGCAAGATAAAACAATAAGGGCTCACGCAATACTGTCTACTATAGATTTAAAACTTAAAGAAAAGGAAATTAGTAATGTTATTGCGTCTCTTCTTGAAAAAGCTCAACCTGCTTATATACATAAGATTGCTCTGTACACACTTGGAGAATTAGACGCAAAAAATAATATTAAAGAAATAGTAGCGATATTTTACCATTGGTCTATTTCTGATGCAGCTAAGCACAAAAATAATATAATAACAGCGCTTCGAGCATTAGGTAAACTAAAAGCAAAAAGCGCTCTTCCATATATAAAAAAAGCGGCCGAACATTTTGAAGATGATGTTGAATTACAAAAAGAAGCTAGTGAGACGTTATCTAAAATAGGCGGGGCGGCAAAAGAAGAACTAAAAGAACACAAAGACCGAATTCAAGATATTTTAAATTTGTTAAGCGAGGCGGACGACCAATACGAGGAATACCGGCTGGAAAATATAGCGGGTATGCATAAAGAACAAATGCTAGAGATATTTTCGTTAATTGATGAAACCAAAAAACAAAAGCAATATTCGCCTTACGCGATTTGTGACAAATTACGGCCTCCAAAAAGTTCCGAAGAAAACTATAAACGTTGTAAAGCAAAGGTAGCGGCACAATACGGCAAAAAAGAATCTATAGACGAAGCTCCTATATACGATGAAGCAGATTTAGAGTATGTGAAAACATTGTTGGGAAAAGGCACAGACCCAAAACGCATAATTAGTGTTATGCGAAAAGAAAAAGGGTGGGACGAAGCGTTTGCTTATGACTTATTACTTAC